CGGCTAATCTTCACCAATTCAATCCGAAGATTTTCATGGTTTTTTATCATGGATGCATCCCTCTCAGCGTAAATCTACGTGAGGAAGCGGCATCAGTTCCTGCGGGTAGGTGGGAGTCCAGGTTTCGCAACCTGGTCTCTTGCCTATCCAAGGGGTTGAAAGGAGACGAAGACTCAGGCCTCGAGGAGGCCTGGGACTACGTCTACACAAATTTATGGGAGCACAGATGGGGAGGTAATACCTTCTCATTCTGTAAACCCAAGCAACAAATTGCCATCTTGGCTACTCGTACCTATTGGTACAAGCGGCTCAAGAGGCATAATAAAAATCTTCTCCATAGGTTGCTGGAGTCCCGTAATGGGGCCCTGCAACTTAAGGAGATACTTCATACCGCGGATGGGGTGTTAACAACACTGTTAATATCCTATCCCGAAATCTTTGTTACGGCCAAAGACCAAAGTGCTTACTTGGTGTCTGACCGTATAATGAACAGTGTGATCTCCAACGGGTTACAAGACTATGGCGGTCTTGTAACCTCGTTGAAGAAAATGCGAAAAAGGGTTCGGAAGTGTGCTTTCACTGGCGTGAAAGCTACACTCACCGAACACGAACAAAGGAGACTCGCGTGGGCTCAACTGGTCATTGACCAGTTCAACTCACGCGTAGGAATCAACAGTAAGTCCAACATGTTCCGGGCCTGCGTTTTCACGCAGTCCAGAGCATCTGGGCTAGGAAATAATAAGATGGCGGCCGAAGCAATAGACAAGTTTATTGCTGAGGTCACCATCGAGAAAGAGTTTAAACCTGACAAGGATCTAATCGAGTCCATCGATTTCATCCTTGACCAGGTTGTCACTCAAGCAGCTGGGAATCCCCAGTTCAGGATCTCGTTGTCAACGAGTGCCTGTACTGAGAATTCCAAAAAAGATGAGGGGAAGTTCGGATACTTGCGTAAAGTACCCGACCTTCCCCACATACCACCATTCAGTGTTCGCAATCCAGGAGGCCAGTTGGGAAACTGGGCCTTCAGGAAAGCGATCGAAAAGGTTAACTCTAGTAGCGACGACATTTATAAGACAAATGTTGCCGCTATTAGGGAAAATGCAAAGGTTAGGGTTGTGCAGAGCGGGTCTTTTTTCAAAGACGCGCTGCTACAACCCTTCTCACATATGACAATCCAGGCTGCAAAGAGCATGCGCTCTTTGAAGAATGGATTATCTTCAGGTAGATTAGGATGGAACTTCATCAGTCGGATCGATCACCTCGATCCGGTTGATGGTCACGTCCTATTCGAAAAACATAAGAGGATAGTAAGTCTGGACTGGCGTTCAGCCACAGACATACCTTCCTTTAAATCAGCACACATGGTGATGGGTAGACTCCTCGAAAAGATGAGACTACCTGCCTCCATTTTAGATCCCATCAAATGTATATGGCCTGGTCCAAAGGACATATACATTAATGGAAAATTTCACTCGGTCCAGGTTAATGGCGTCCCCATGGGGGACCCATTAACCAAGTCCAATCTCTCTTTAGCTCACCCTATCTGTGAGGCTTACGCCTCAAAGAAAGAGCCGAGCGTAAAGGTAGTGCACGACGGCAACGGGGATGATACTGCTATCATCCTCGGTGCTGACGAGCCATCAAAAATGATTAGGTGGGTTCAGTACTTCAACAACGCGGCAGCGATGTTGGGGTACGAACTTTCCGAAGATGACTTTTTCATAACAAGTTCCTGGGGAACTTATTGTGAAGAAGTGTTTCATATACCACTTGACCGCTTTAACACCGTTCGGACGGCGTCAAAGCTCAAGGATAACAGATTGTTGCCATACTTGGATCATCCTAAGATGAGACTAGTATTGGACACAAAGAAAGACAGGAGAGACTACTCGTCCGTCAAAGACGGCAAGTATACTCTCCTTGGTAAAGATACGGAGTACTCGGAACAAGGTGTTGAGGGACACTTGTTCCAAGTAGCTTCGGTAATGCAAGACATATGTCTTGGACTGAGATACGAGCGCAGGCCCGTATATCTCCCAAGACAAATATTTAGCGTTGGCAAGATGCCAGCTTTCTGGAATACAGAAAGCTGGGCAAATGCCATATGGAGTCAAATTCCCAAGGTCACGAACGTTACCGTTCAAGCCCTCAGGGAGTTACTAGGAGAAGTTCCAAAGAACTTGACCAATCTTAGATCGGTCAAGACAATGGAGAGACACTTCGATAGTGAGGCCGTCACTGAGGTATTTACAATACCTAGTGACGACCCCATTAGAAACTATATAATCGTCCCCAGGGACCTTGCTAGCAAGGTCCCTCCGGGCGTATTAGATAGACTGGTTGCAAGTAAGCACCTAACCACTTCTTCAGAAGTGGAGGCGCTATACTTGTACATGAAAAGAGTGGAAACCCTCCAGCAGACTGTCGAACAGACAGACTTGATGGAGATGGTTTTCTCGAGATGTACAGAAATGCCATCATACACTTTTGACGAGGTCAAAAGGGTATGCACGGATTTCAAAGAA